TACTTGTAGTCCAGTCACAGAAACGCTGCCAATTGTTATTTGGTTTTGTTAGTGTGGCTGTAGTCATTTATTTAAAAAGAATATTTAGCACCTATTTTAGTGCCATAAGTGTTGTCTGTATCTTCATCAAATATATTGTTGAAAGATACTTCACCGTAAACACCTAGTTTATCGGTAGCAGCGACAGCACCGCCGAATTTTCCTGACCACGCTGAGTCAGACTCAACACCATCAGAGGCGTTGATTGTTTTTCCACCTTGAGCATACCAATCTAGTATACCTACAGTGTTTTCATAACCTACGTGTAGATCTGTAGCTCTTGACTGATAGTCATTACCAGTATAAGAAGTGTTTGATTCTACATTAACATAAGGTCCAGCAATAGCTGGTACTGAGAATAGAGAAGCTGCAATAGCTAGTGTAATTTTTTTCATTAAAATATTCCAGGGATAATTTGTCCAGTCGTGGCGTACGCTCCGAGGGCGGAGATGATACCTATCATAGCCCAACGGCCATTTTGTACTTCTGCATTCTCGTTCATAGTGTATTCAATAGGAGGTTGAATTGCGATAACTTCTGTATCGTTCATTAAAATAAGTATAAGTTAATGGGCGGGTACGATTGTTTCGGGCCGCCACGTATAACTTAATACTTAGGATTCTTTTTTAACTTCCGTAGAGTTTTGTAATCTTGTTCTGTAGCTGCTTTCTCTTCATTAAGAAAGTTAGCTATACCTCTAAAAGGTTGAGGTAATCTTTTCTTCTTCTTTTGACCTGCAGCATTTTCTGTATTTTGTTCGTCAAAAGGAGTGACTTTTATAGGTTGACCCATAGTTTTACATGTTAATTGGATTACTTGGAGCGAATTCTGCTGGTATACATTTACCGTTATGCATTTTGAAACCTGGTTTACACCCACCAGCTCCTTCAGTAGGTAGTTTACCTGCGTCATTCCAGTGATCAGGTGTATACGGTAACACTTCTGCTTTACTTGCCATAATTAGAATTCTAAGTTGTTTGATCTATCGAGTTTAGCTATAACATCCTGTCTATATGCAGGATCATTATCATATCGTCTATCATTCATTGCTGCAACCAACTCAGCTTGACTTCTAAATACATCTTTAGTCTGAGTTGGTGCTTTACCTGTTAATAATTGTCCGTCGTTACCCATAGCTTCTTGGTACTGTGATTTCAATCCGTTGACTGCAAACTTAATAGCTTCGATACTACCAGTATTAATGATACTATCGAATGCTTCTACTGATTCCTTTTCTAAATTATTACTAGCCCAAGTAACCATATCATTATATGACTGTTCTCCACCAGCATAATTCTTAATCTCATTTACAGTGCCATCGCTGATATCAGCTGACTTATCTAAGAGATCTCCTTGGGGTAGATTTTGTTGGACCTGCATATAAGCTTCTACAAGTTCTTTGCTACTTAACTGAGAAAATTTAGAGATAGTTTCTTCAGAAAGTTGACCTTCATTATTAAAATATTCATCTGAAGCTGCAGTAATAAGATCAGCTGCAGGACTAGTAGGAGTTTCTTCAGTAGCTTCATTCTCTACTGGTTCTGCTTCTGCTTCAGGTTCTGCTTCTTCTTTATCTCCCTCAGATTTTTGTCCTAATTTTCCTTGTAATTCTACATATGCTTTCTCTAATTCTTCAGCATTCTTATACTTTCCAGCAAGTAAATTTTCTTGTTGTTCTTGTATCTGTTCACCAACCGCTAGGGAATCTTGCTCATCTGCAGTGAGACCCTCTGTTGATCCATCTTCACTAATTACTGTTTCTGTTTGTGGAGTTGTATCCACTGTTAATGTTTCTGCCATTATTCTTCAGGTGGTTGTTGTTGCGGAGTCATTCCTGCTTGTAATCCTGCTTGAATCATATCAATCCTCTCTTCAGCTTTAGGATCTTTAGAAGCATCCATTAATGGAGTACCTGCTAATGTACCTGCTTGATCAGTTAAGGATTGCTGTGCTTGAAGCTGCATCTGTCTTTGTATATCTTGTTCTAACTGCTCATCACTCTTAACAAGATTTAATGTATCAATACCTTGTGCAGCAGCTAATCGTTTAATAGCTTCTGAAGGATTAATAAACTTCACTAAAGCTTCAGCTCCGAGTGTCTGAGCTATTGTACCTATAAACATAGTCAAAGCTTCTCTGTCCTGGCCTCGGCCAAGAGCATTGATACCAGCTACAATCTTAGGACGTACATAATCTTTAGGAATCTTAGGTATCTGATTGGTACGTTGTAGTATTAACAATGTCCTTCTCAAATAAGGTTCTAAGAATTCAACAGTTAATAGTGAGAAAAGACCACCTAACTGTTCATTCAATTCTTGTTGTGTCATTCTAACTTCTTCAGCTGTGACACGTTCTGCATTCCTAATGTTTAATGTAAGGAAAGCGTCAAGTATTCTAGTCTCTATAGTTGATGCTAGTTGAGCTGCTGTTGCAAAATCAGCAGTCTTACCTACTTGTACTACTCCTACATCTTCTGGTCTACCTTGTATGATAGCACCATTACCACTATTCGCTAAGGTTTGCGGTTTAGTAGTTGCTGAAGGTGAGACTAAGAACATTACTTTAGCAGCAACAGCAGAGCCCTCTACAAGAGCCTGTGCTAGGCCATTAAGGCTGCGTAGGTCTCCTAAGAACTCTTCTACTCTACCACGTCCGTACTCCTCACCATCAACTGTATTAAAGCGGAGAACTAACCAGGGACTAGCATTCTTTGGTGCTGATCCACGACTTTCAGGGATGATCATATCATCTACTTCCTGATGCCATATCCAACGACCACTTTGCTCGTCTCTTTTAACGCATGTATACACTGCTACATCGTCTCCATCTGAACCTGTTCCTTGATTATTTACATCATTATTCTCACCTTCATATGCTACAGGCGGTTCAAGACCTAGCACTTTTCGATTAATGATTTCTTTTGTTATTATTTCTAGAACGTTACCGTTACCATCTCTGTTAACAACATATCTTTGAAGTGGATAATGTTTTAACCCATCCTTACCCATAAAGATAAGAGCATTACCTGATACTATCAGATGCTTTAATGCTTGATGGACTACTACTCTATCACTAGATGCAGCTATGTAATCCATAACCATTCTTTCCATCTTAGCGAAAGATAAATCTAATTCACTTCTTAAAGTAGGATCTATCTCCTCTCCAAGTTTATCATCTCTAACTTGTAGTTTAAAGAAACTTGTATTAGGAGGTAGAAGAGCTAACATTAGTTTTGCTGCTAATGTAACAACTGCTTTAGCACCGACTGATTGCCAAGGTACATTTAATTTAGCATAACTTTGTTTACTTGTCAGATCTTGTTGTACTAAGTAAGGTAAGGTGAGTTCTGAACATTCAATAGCTGTATCTAAAAACTGCGAACGTGCAGTTGATAGCTTTGAATATCTTTGACTAGCCTTATACATTTGCTCCTCCAGTACCTGCACCAGCGGTGCTTCCTGTATTGAGTGGTATTCTTAATCCAGCTGCGCCTACTTTCTTTCCGGAAGCAGCTCCGCCTCGTTTCTTAGATGATCCATATTCTACACTTGCAATGTCATCTTCTTCAACAAGCTTTCTTTTTTCTGGAAGTCTAGAAGCCCTAGTTAAATCAGGGTTTCTCTGTTTAATGGGAGGTGGTGAGTCTTGAGGGCCAGGACTACCTCCTCCTCCTCCGAAACACATATTAATTGTCCTCTAAATAAGATTTAATATATTGTACAACTGATTGTTGACCAGCTTTGTACATGATTGATTCAATGGTCTCTTTAGGGTGAATAGGATCATCAGGGAATTTACTTTCCACATCTTCTATTAATTTCTCAAGACGTTCGCTATGTAAACTAAGCGTATTGAGGTAAGTTGGTGTTTGCATGTTCAAAAAATGCTGGCATACGGGCGGCTTTGGTGTCAGAAAGTTGAGGTGCTATACCTTCATACATTAATCTATCTGATGAATCCAGCCAAAAATTTTTGTCCAAATATTTATCAGCAGTATTTATACCTAGTGGTTGCATTATCCAATTGATAGTGGCCTTCCTAAGTTTATCCAAAGAAGCAGAAGGGCGTAAACCCAACTCATGGCAAACAAGGCTATTACTTGCGACGTGGATCTGTTCGTCTCTTGAGATATCTGCCGAAACTGTGCGTAAAGCAGCATCGCCATTAAACCTAAAGAAAGGGAGAAGAACAAAGAAGATTGCTCTTTCAGCCACGAGAGCTTTGGTAATAGTATGATCAGGATGTTCGATCCATGCATCACGTAACCTCATTGCTTCTAACTCGGCTTGTTGATCAGCCCCCAGGGCGTCAACAATGTAGCCAAGTGCGAGATCATGTTTGATCTCGTCTTTAACGTTAGACTCAAGAAGTGTCCGAGCGTTGTCGGGTACTTCTTTTTCAAGTCCTTCTTGTATAAATTCTCCCACTGGTAGCTCCATATGACGTATTGCCAGAGCACGGAGGATGGTTTCTTCAGCACCTTCTTTTAATACTCCTTTTGTAGGTTTTACTGGGGTCCAAGTTCTTTTTCTATTTAATAATTTTTCGTAAGGATGTTTTCTCATTGTTGACAATCGCAGTTTATTTCGGATTCATCAACTTTATTATTAAGTATATCATTCAAATAATCATCAACGTCAGTCTGATCTAAGGCGGCATACGCACTTGATTTGTCCTGAACATCTCCCATAACCTGAAGGCTATAATAAAGTGATGTTTGGGGGCTATCTAGCCACTCTTCGATGAACTGTTCGTCATATTCTACAACATCACTCCATGAGTTAAAGCTGTAGCCGTGAAGAAGACCCGTTTTGTCGAGAATTTTCATTATACCGTCTGCTACACGTTTATAAACGTCCCATCCGACTTCTGAGGCGATCTCAACATCGCCATATTCATATCTTTGTACTCCAAAAGTACCACTATCTCTATCTACAAAACGTGCTATTGGAGGTGCTATTTCGGGTGTACTAGTGAATCCATCCAGACCTTTAGATCTGTAACTACAACTAGCAGTAGGAGCAATAGCAAAAGCTCGTACCATATTATTGTTCCTAGCAATATAGGCTGCATTCTCTATTCCTTCAGTTAATTCTACAACAAGATTTTGTGCATTAGAACTACACGGTCTGTGTTCCAATGCGTTAGCTAAATCTTCATATGTTATATCGTTTTGTCTGAGGATGTTGGCCAATCCAAGCATTCCGAGCCCAACTTGCCTATCTGTCTCCGAGGGTAAGTATTCTCCAGACCCTCCAACACCTGTTCTGCTATGAAGATCGCACAACTCGGACATACCTTGAGTGAAAGCTTTCGAGATATCTCTGATTCTACAGGCAGACAAATTGACATGCTGGAGCAAGCATGTTCCTCGTGAATGCAAGTAAACTTCAAGGCACACATTGCCGAAAATACGTTCGCCTTCCTTATCGTATCTGATTTTGTTGAGCCAGATATCTCCTGATCTGATTCCATAAATTAATGCCTCTTTAGTTAATCTATCACATTGTCTCCATAATACTGGAGTTATATTTACACATCTCTTTACCCACGGTAGTTCATTACGAGGTGTAGTTATAAACTCGATTACATCTTCATGGTCTAAATCCATGTGAATCACTATCGCACCGTTCTTGTATACCCCCCCTCTACGGAGTGTTTCATTTAAGGAGGAGTAGATTTTTGCGAATGATACTGGGCCAGAAGCTGTAAGACCTTTGCCGTTTTCACTTCCTTTGGGTCGGAGCTTTGATAAATGGATAGCAACTCCTGCTCCATGTCTGAGTGCAAAAGATGCGAATCTCCAACTTGCTTCGATTCCATCTGGTCCCTCCATTGAGTCTTCAACACTGAAGACAGTACAACTTACGGGTAGACGACTATCAGGATTATCCAACCATGATTGGACCCGCCCTGTGCGAGATATAAGTTCTGCTGTCATCGTTTTAAATAACTAATAAAAATAGGTGGTTCATCTAATTGTTCTGGCCAATTCTCTACAAGATTCATCATAGAGTTACATAATACAAAGTTTTGTTTCTGTAATGCCAATAATAAAGTTATTATATCTTTTTTATCTACCTCATCTTTAGGTAGCATAACTTCTAATTGCCTTAATCTAAAGTCTTGTTCATGTGTTAACTTTGTAATCGGAGGCGGGGGTCCATAATTTTGGTTGTCGTTTGTTGAAATCATAATCATCAAAAGTTAATATACGAGCTAATCTAGCATTAATTAAAGCATCAGCTTCAGTTAAATCTTTAGCTTTATAGGCATTTACTACTGTTTTCCAAGAATATCCTTCTTTATTGAAGAGCGTCTCAGCTCTCTTAACGCCGATACCTGGTACACCTGAATATCCATCTGTGCTATCACCTGAGATACTTTGGATAAGATGCCATTTAGCACCCTCTTCAGGACTGATTGTGAATGTTTCATCTAGATTATATAATTTTCCAGGTATCTGTTTCATATCCTTATCTGGACTTATTACTATATTACCTGGATATTGTGTAGCGTAAATACCTAAAGAATCATCTGCTTCTAATGTAGGCATTATAATTGTTTCAAACTCAGTCTTGAGTTGATTAACTACACGTTTATAACCGCAAGGTTTCTTACGATTACGATGCCCTTTATAATCTGGGTAAACTTTTTTTCTAAAATTTTTATAGTCTGAAAAGAACAGAACTATATCAGAGAGTGCCCCAAATTCGTCTTTAAGTTTGGTAAGTTCTCTGGTAGTTGCATTGTAGGCATCACTAAAGTTAGAAGTGACAAGGATAACATCATCCCCAAAGTCCAATTCAGTCTCTGCCGCAGCGCACGACTTATATACGATGTAGTCTGCATCAATTAATAATTTCATAGGTGGTTAATGTACATCTGCCCAATTATGACCGCTTTTTGATTCAGCAGCTATTGGACATCTTAAGTTATAATGTTCTCCTGCTTGTACAGCACTAAGCTCTAACAGGAATTTTAAATCTTTTACCATTTCTGGTTTACATTCATATTGTAATTCATCGTGTACAAAAGCAAGCTGATGACAGTCAGGTAAAAGGTGATTGTGAACTATTACCATCCACATCTTCGCGACGCACGCTGCCGACCCCTGCAAAAGGTAGTTTAAGGCTTTGTGATCTTTATCTACTAAGATACGTCTTTGATCTAATCCTAAAACGTACCCTCTCTTACTAGCCTTACGTACCGCTTCCAGAAGGTCTTTAAGCCCTGGGATAGCGTCGACGTAAGCTTTCCTAATCTCTCTGCCTTTCTTGACAGCTTTCTCGTCAGATAGTTGTTTGTCATATGAGTGTCCTATTTTACGATCCCCAGCCCCGTAGAGGAAGGCGTAGGTAACGGTTTTAACTTGTCTCCTGGTAATTCCAATTTTTTCTGCATTGGTTGCATGAATGTCTCCGTTGATAAGGATTTCTTTATAGCGTCCTTCATCATACCTTGCAAGATAATGGGATAATATTCGAAGCTCAATGCCGCTAAGGTCAGCCCCGCACATAACCATGTTAGGGGATGCCGTAAAAAGTTTCCTGAATCTTTCATCTGATGGTACTTGACTTAAATTTGGTTTACGATGTGCTGCTCTAAATGTAGATGTAGCCACCGAGCAGTGGTGGTGTATTCTGCTAGACGTCGTAGATAGCTTCTGCCATGCGTTCACGCCTTCTGATATCATCCCTAACATCTTCGTCAGTTCTAGTAG